TCCAAGACCTTCATCATGTTCTGCCAGGGTGTCACATATATCGACCACCGGATGACTGTGCGAAAGCACCCACTTCATACCAATATAACTTGGACTAACCCGGGCAGCCGCTATAGTCCCCTCGCCAAAAGCTGCGGTCATTTCTGTCCGGGCTAATCGCAGGGCCTCATAGCAAATATCCTTGGGTATTCTTCCTCCCATGCGCTCCATCATATTAGGGTAATTTGCAGCCAGTGTACTCTTCCCCTGCCGCACATATTGCTGCAACATTCGGGCTGTTTTCACGGCATCCTGCCCGGTGGCCACAGCTTCCTGGATGATATCCCGCATGGTGTTGCGGAAGTTCTCCCCCTGCTGCCAGATGCGGTCGGAAAGGAACAACCCTTCCTTCGTCCTGGCCCAGCAGGCTTCTACCGCCTGGCGGTTCACTGTAGCAAACATGGTCCGTAGGCCTGTAGCACTTATCCCCACACCTGCCTTTTTTAACAGGTCAAGTGTGACCGCCTGGCTGTAACCTCCGCCGGCGTCTACAGCTTGCTCGATATAGGCTTTCATCACCTTAGTAAGGTTCCCGGCTAAACGCTCCGCTTCGGCCCGGAGCGCCGCCTCCAGCTCCTCCAGTTGACGTCTGCGCAGGCGGTTTGATGCCGTTTTTGTGGCCAACTGTCGCAATTCCCGGGCCACCCGGTCCGCAGCGCGAATATAAAGACCCCTTATTTCGGGGTCCTGTCTTAACCGCAGGTTGATGTACTGTTTACGGCCCTCCAGGGCCCAGCGACGGTATTCACCGGCTGCTTCTTTGATTTCGTCTATTTCACGGGACATTAGCTTTCAATCTCCCTCTCAATTTCCTGCCGCTGCTCTTCCAGCCCTTCTCCGTCCTCCAATCGGCGGCGCATGATCCAGCTCTTAATTATGCGCTCTCTTTCTCCCGGTATGGTTGGGTCATCGGTAGCATACTCCTGCATGGTGTCAATGTATTGTGCCAGCAAGTCCACCGCCGCATCAAGGCTGATGAAGCCGCCAAACAAAGCCGTATTAAGTGCATTCACCAAGGTGTTAATGGTGTCTGCGTATTCCTTTTCATCCCTTTCAATAACCGCATCCCAGGTGATTCCCACTTCGTAGCTCTCGAATTTCTTTCCGGTAATCTTGCTATGCATAACCAAGAGCATCCGGGCCAGGGTCTGCCAGTTCTCTGTCACCATTTCACGTTTTCTCGCTACCCGGCGGATTAAAAGCGGCATCTGCTCCTTTACGCTGGCATGGCTGGACGGTGTATGCACGCCAAAAGCAAATTCCGGGACCTCGGAAACGTCCACAATGCAATAAAAAAGAAGCTTCAATAAAGCTTCTGCATCACCAATTGCTGACTGAGCCTCGATAAAGCTGGCATCCTCTTCATCAGTAAATATAAGCAACTCATGGCCTTTTAAGTCAATGTTTGCCTGTTCGCCCCTCTGGACCGCCTTTAGCGCCTCGGGAAAATTGTTCTGCAGGAAGGCCTGCACATCCCGGAGCTTCAACTTCAACCTTGGCGTAGAATGCATCTTTGACCCTTGCATGGCATGAAGCATCACGTCATGATAGGCCTTCATGTATGGTTCGATTGGTTCAAGCTCGCTGGTGCCATAGAGTTCTGTTTCCTCCGGCTCGTTCTTAAAATGAATAACCGGGATAAAGCCCCAGGGGTTAGGCCGTATTTCACTGGTCAGGCCTTCCGGCGCATCTCCCTCTACAATGACCGCAATTCTATCGGCCATTATCTTTTGCGTTACAGTGTATTCTCTTTGCCCTTTGTCCCATTTAGCCCGTGCTTGTATTGTGTATGCCTCTGGCTTTCTAGTAATTGGGTTTACTTCAATGTCAGCGACTTGCTCCGGAGGAATAATAATAAAGTCAATGCGGTTCTTTTTATCTGGATAAAGCGGATTATCGTTTTCCAGGTTGGCCAGCATCACAAAACAGTCGCCATCACGCAGTGCTAACTGGTGCGTCCGCTGCATCCGGCTAACCCAGCGGCTGACATGTTCGTCTATGACCTCCTGGGCCTCTTCGTCCTGACAACGGAAACGGGGTACACCCATAAAACCGGCCAGGGTGTTGATTATCGGTTTGGCAAAGCCAGCACCCAGTTTATAGTCATCATGAGTATTATGGTAAAGCTGCCGGGCCAGTTCATAGTCAACCCGGCTACTGTTCAGCACATATGGCACGTTCCAGCGGCCACCAATAAGGCTGCCAAATCTGCCGAATATGCCCTGCCTTAATTTCGATATTTCACCAACGGCTTTTTTTAGCCATCCTTGTTTAGCCATATATCCTCGCTCCCCTTAATATTTCGACACCCTTCATGTTGCTCTTGCCAATCACCATCACTGCGTATCTCAGCGCGTCAACCGCGTGGTCGTATTCTTTCACCGGCTCGTCTTTTAACTGTTCGTTCTTCTCGGCCCAGCGGTAATTCTCTATTTCATCAAGTAAATTAACCAAGCCACGGAAAACAAAAAAGCGGTTGCTCTTCATGAGAGTTATAACCGCCTCAATGCCTTCTTTCACCGCGTTGTCTGCCGCTCTGGCTGGTATCCCCAGCCTACGGTACTCCTCTATCGCCGCAGGTTCGGATGGGTCACACGCTGCTAACTCTATGCGTTCGTCCTGGCTTAACCGTTTTATTTCTTGCCCGCTCTCCTGCGGCAGCTTGTTGCGTTGGTAGTATTCCCGATACGCATAAACCACGCCGTCCGGATTGACCGCCAGCCATATCGCCGCAGTCGGATTGTTATAGCCAAAGTCAATCCCGATAATCCTTCTCCATCCTGCCGGTATCCTGAACGGTTCTACAACATGCTTCGCCGGGGCAAACTCTTGGTAAACCAATCCTTCTGGTCTGGCGAACTGCCCCAAATAGAACATCCTGAACTTCCAATCCGGCAGAGTGTCTCTTGCCCGTTCAAACTCCTCCTTTGGATAGGCAGGATTCATGATACTTGCGAATTGCACTACATCATAATTTCTGTCCCCTGCCTTCCAGCGGTCATAAATCTCTGTCTTTAACCAACCCAAGTTGTAAGGTGTCGTTGTTAGTATTATCCGCCCTTTGTGGAAGCCGACCCTTCGCAAGACAACGTCCCACGCTTCTCTTCGCATTTGCCCTGCTTCATCCAGCCATGCCGCCCGAACATGCACACCCTCAAGAGAGAACGGGTTATCAGCACTGCCGAAAAATACTTTACCGCCGGTAGGTAGGTAATAGATCCTTTCTCCTGCACGGTACTCCCCACAAGTGACTGTATCCAAAAACTCCTTAGTGCGTGGCAGTACAATCCTTTGAAACATAGGGTATGTTGGCGATACTACAAGAAAACCATCCTTTGGGTATTTTTGTATTTCTCTATATAACCAGATAGGCCCAAACCAGCTTTTTCCCCCACCTGTTCCGGCTATCATAGCAACAAAACGGGCATCACTCTTCCACGCTCTGCTCTGACCCGAATGAAGGCGAATCTGCATTTTCCTCATCAGTTATCACTTCCACAATTGTCGGCAACATTACTTCTTGCTTGCCTATCTCCGTTGGCTCTCCTCTTGCTAGCCGTTCGAGTTTTGTTGCTACGTCAAGCCACTTCGCCATGTCCGAAGGACTTAGTTCCGCCGGGTCTATCTGCTGCAGCCGTTGAGCAACCCTTTGCTGAAAGGCCATCGCCAACTTTGCATGGCGCTCTGCCATTTCAAGGATGGCCTTTTCTTTTTCTTCCCGCTTTTTGCGTTCCAGATAATCGTCATATGCATTTGCACGTTCTACCCAGTTATGTTTTACAGACCAATCACCAAGCCATTTTCTTGTCCTAGGTTTATCTAGGTTTTGTCTAACCTTTTCAAGTGAACGCTCAGGACCTAAATCCCTATAAACACAAAAAGCAGCGTATGCCTTGCTGCTTTCATTCTTTTGCCTTTCCCAAATCTCTGCCATACATCCTCACCACTTTTCCAGCACGCTGGGCATATTCAGCCTCCTCTTCGCACCCTGCCCCACCCCTGCCTTTTCGGTGCGTACACCCTCCGGCCTGTGCCGGCACTCGCCTTGTATCGCAACAAATAAAGCCGCCCTGTCGGACGGCTCCCCGATAACATATTATCACGATATTAAGTCTGTGTTCTGCAAAAATAGTGCAAACTACAACATTCCCCATCTGATTGCCAGACGCTCAACAATCTCGTGCTTAACATAATATAGGCGGCGCACAGACATATTAAGGTTTTTAGCTATCAACTCTGCATCCCTTTTCGGCTTCCAGAAGCATTCTTCCAATACCATCTTTCCCTCATCGTTCAAGGTTGCTAATACATCCTCCACATACTGGCACCGCCGCATGTTCAATAATACTTCGGGTGCGGACATGATGCGCTCTATGTATTCTAACTTAACCGCAACCGGGCTGGGTGCCCCTCCCGTGCTCTGAACAAAGGGACGATCATATCCTCTGTAGCCCCCTTCTTCATACGCCAGGTTTGCCCTTTGCCGAGCTTCTTCCAGCTCCGCTTTCCTGAGCGGATATAGTTTTAGCTCTCTGGAGCAGAAATGCCAGACATGCGACGGGATTCTCGCCACCCGCCAGCCCTCCTCTCTATATCATAGTTTCCTTGGAATGCGTCACATCCCAATTAATTCTTTCATGGGCCATAGTCCTTCATCGTTTTTCCATCGCACCCCTATATAATCAAGAACAAATCCAATCCCTAAGCCCTCGCTGTTCGGAACCCACTTTCCGTTGACCATCTGCCCGCCACCAGTGCAATAAGACCATAACTTAGGATGCGTGACCTGCATTCGTTGGAATCGGTTTGGTTCGGGTTCCAGGTGGCAACCAAACATACAGAACATGCACCCGGTCCTGTTCGCCCCGGTTGTCTCCAGCTTCCTCCCCCGGACACGAATTTTGCCGTAACACTCTGCATAAGGCAGGTTGTTGTCTCTTAGGTATTGCAAAACATCTTGTTCTGTCCAAAAACCAAGGGGCCATGATTTTTCTCGTTTTGTATCAAAAAAATTGCACCCGCCGTTTGCCATATATTCTGTAGCCCTCATATCGCTTTCGTCAGCCATAATCCCCAAAAGGGGTTTTTGTTTTGTTGCTTTTTCATACTGTGAAAAAGGTCTTTTTTTCATTACAAGACAGCATTTATGGGATATGTCAAATGGCGCGTCTATTAGGAATTTCCAGCGGTCTGATATCTTCCCCCGCCCCCATTTATTACCGTTAATTCGAATATTACGAAGTTTATCGCTTGAGCCAGTTCTTATTTGAAATAAGAACTGGCTTTGTTCCTTACTAATTACTGGATAGCCATACTTCTCAATCACTCTCTTAAAATTCATCCTCGGTTTCAACCAAACTACGT